CATTTGATATTTTAAAATGACTCATAAAATATTTAATACAACTTGCTCTTGTTTTTTCTTTATCAAGATAATCCTGAGCTAAGTCCTTAGCTTCCTCTTTTGAGTATTCCCACTTTTCTTTATCTAGCATTATTCAATCTCCTCTAATATAGATCTAAATTCAAAAAGTATTTCATTAGTATCAAGAATTTCTTCAGCATAATCTGAATCACCCCAATCTAAAGATCTATCCATTATGGATTCGCAGCTTTCAATAATATATTCTTTTAGTTTTTTATACTGTTTATTAGTTAGTTTTATAGTTTTCATTCTTCACCCTCCTCCCATTTAAGTGCATTATCAGAAAATTCTTGTATCTTTTCGATCACTTCATCTAAGTCATAACCACGTTCAATAGCATCTTCACCAAAAGCTATCTCAGCTATTTCATTAATAAATCT